GGCTCCCGAGCCTCACACATGAGAGGCCGGCAACCGTCACCCGGTCAAATGATATTCGCTTTTATGTATTACCCGAGGGAGAACGATGGCAGCGCGTGGACGGAAACCGGCAAGCCTAGCCTTAAAAATCGCAAAGGGAGAGACTCCCGCACGGCTAGGCCTGGACGTTCCGGGGACGAACCTCTCAACCCCCGAGCCTCCCGAGACCGTGCGAGGCAACCCCGAGGTGCTTGAAGAGTGGAACCGGATTGTAGGCCTCCTGGCCGAAATGAAAACGGTCTCCAAGGTTGACCGGCCGGGACTTGTGCTTTATTGCGGCGCTTACGAGCGTTGGCGTGAGGCGCGCACAATGCTTGTCGAGGAGGGATACATGGAAGCCAGGGGGACGGGGGCTCTTATGGAGTCTCCCTGGGTTAAGGTGATGGAGAAAGCAGAATCATTCATGCGTCGCATGCTCTCGGACTTTGGGCTCCTCCCCTCAAGCCGTCATAAGGTCCGAGAATCCGAGCCGGTCAAGCATGATGAGTTGGCCGACTTCATCAAGAGGAAATCACGTAAGGCGTGAGGAGGTAGCTTGTGATTGTTAAGGTTGAATTGGACCCCGGCTTCCTTTCTTCAACGGAGAAACTCATGGCGCTTTTTGACGACCTTCAGACCAAGTTGACCGCAATGCAGGCAACGGCAACCACGATTCAGCAAGAAATCACGACTCTCAAACAACAGGTTGCCTCGGGCCAGACAACGGGGGACATGACCCCGGACCAAGAGCAACAACTCTCCAGCCAAATCGACGCGCTCCAAACGGCCCTCAACAGTGCCGCTAACGCCTAGCGCTTCCTCGCTCGGTAAACGCCAAGTTGCGGCAAAATGGGTGCGCAACCCGTCCGATCTCCAAGCGATCGGGGCGGGTTGCTTTTTTGATAAAGCCGCGGGCCAGTTTGTTATCGATTTCATCGAGTCATTTTGTAGGCAATCAAAGGGGAGGTGGGCCGGTCAAAAACTCATGCTCCTCTCCTGGGAAAAAGACCTGATTTATAGGCTTTTTGGCTGGAAATTGCCGAGCGGTTTAAGAAGATTCAAATCTTTATATCTTGAAGTACCGAAGAAAAACGGAAAATCGACCCTCCTATCGGCCCTTTCGCTTGTGCTCCTCCTCCTCGATGCTGAGGGGGGGCCGGAAATTCACATTTTTGCATTTGATAAAGATCAAGCCTCCATCGTTTTTGACTCGGCTAAACGTATGGTCCAAGCCTCCCCGAGCATAGCCGGGAGGCTCCAGGTGATTGACTCTCGGAAAACCATGCTCTCCCAAGAGAATGGGACCCTGAGAGCTAACGCCTCGGATGTGCCTGGAGCCGATGGCATCAACCCGAGCGCGATCATTTGGGACGAACTCCACCGACAAAAAAACCGGCAACTCTGGGAGGTCTTGGAATATGCGGGGACCTCTCGCGATCAGTACCTAAGAGCTGTTATCACCACGGCCGGGGAGTCTGAATCGGGGCCATGGTGGGAACAACGTATGTACTCCATGAGGGTCAACCTCGGTCTTGTGAGTGATATCCATCACCTCGGGGTGATTTACAGCGCGGACCCCCGGACCCGAGGGGGGACAGACTCCGACCTCGACGGCTTGGACCTCAACAACCCCGAAGTGTGGAAGCAAGCCAACCCCTCGATGGGGGCAACCATGAGTCTCGATGGGTTCGCGCGAGATTGGAACAAAGCCAAGGAAACCCCGACGGAGTTGAGCAACTTCAAACGCCTACGGCTGGGGATTGTCGCGCGTACCTTTGGCCAGTTTGTTGCTCTCTCGGAGTGGGATGCGTGCGCGGGAGCCCTCGACGGCTCGGGGCCTTCCTACCTCGGCCTAGACCTTTCCTCAAGAGAGGATCTCACGGCCCTCGTGATTCTCTCGGGCTCGGGAGGGGGAGGCTATGACGTCGAGTTGAAAGTGTGGCTCCCGCAAAACCGAATCCTGGACCTTGAGCGCAGTCACAAAGTGAATTACCGGGAGTGGGAGCGCAGGGGGCTTATCACCCTCACCCCAGGGAATGCGGTGGACTATGCATTCGTTAAACGAGAAATCATCGAAATATGCAAAATAAGAGACGTGAAGCTTATCCTCTCGGATGAGTGGAATTCTCACAAGCTTGCCTCGGAGCTGGACTCTCAGGAGGGATTGCCAGTCAAGCTAATCCGTCAAGGCTACGTAACCCTGAACGAACCAACCAAGGAATTAAGGCGGCTAATCGTAGAAAAGGAATTACGCCACGGGGGAAACCCGATTTTGCGTTGGATGATTAGCAATTGCGTTGTGGAAACCGATGCACAAAACAACATCAAATTAAATAAGAAGCTTTCAACGGGGAAGATTGACGGAGTTTCGGCCCTCGTGAATGCGCTCCGGGGGGCAATAGACGACCCGGACAACCTGACCGGGCCGAGCGTTTATGAGCAAGGGGGGCTTATTTGGCTATGAGCTGGAGGGAGAGGATAGCCTCACTCTCGCTTGGCCGGCTTTTCAAGGGGGAGACCCGGACCGCGCTCCCGATCGAGATGGCAATGAGCCTCGGGGTTAATACGACCGGGGTGACGGTCACGGAAAAATCGGTCTTAACCCTAGCCGTCGCATTCGCATGTATAAATGTGATTTCTACAGACCTTTCCTCCCTCCCGCTTACTCTTTACCGCAAGCGTAAGAGCGGCGGCCGAGACATTATCGACGACCACGACGCGGCATACAAGCTGCGCTGGTCTCCCGACGAAAACGACGATACTAGCTCGGTCAAGCTGAGGCAGGACTGGACGGCGCACACCCTCGGCTGGGGCAATGGTTACCTGAACGTTGATAGGTCCGGAGATGGCACAATCAAGGAGCTTTCCCTCCTCGACCCGCAATACACGCAAGCCATGAGGAGGAAAACGGACCAGCGGCTTTTCTACCGGCTCAAGGATGGGACAACGCGAACCCCGGACAACATCCTTCATCTTGCGGGTCTCGGTCTCGACGGTGTGACCGGCTATTCTCCCCCGAAACTATGTAAACAAGCTTACGCTTTAGGCCTAGCCATGGAGATTTACGGCGCTTCGTTCTACGGCAACGGGGCCATTGCTGGGGGATGGATTAAGATTCCCGGCAAGAGAAAACCCGAGGTTTTAGCTAATCTCCGGAGATCCGTCGAGGGGGTTCACCGCGGCCCTTACAACGCGGGGAGAATCGGCCTCCTGGAGGAGGGGATGGATTTTCAATCGACCTCGATCTCCCCCGAGGATGCTCAATTCCTTACCGGCCGACAATTCCAAGCCATCGAAATATGTAGAATTTATCGAGTACCTCCTCATAAGGTGGGGGACTATTCGCAGGCTCACCTAGCAAATGTAGAAATAAGCAACCTTGATTATATCACAACAACGCTTCGGCCTTGGGCTGTTGCGACCGAAACCACATGTTCCCTCAAGCTTCTCTCTCAAAAAGAACGAAGAAAAGGGTTATACTTTGAGCATCAAATGACCGCTTTACTTCGGGGAGATATGAAAAGCCGAGTAGAGTATTATACGAGAATGCGAGACTCGGGCTCCCTATGTCCGGATGAGATTAGGGACATGGAGGGCCTGAATCCCATCGAGGGAGGTATCGGCAAGATTTACTTGGTTCCGGTCAACCTCCAAACCCTGGAGAAAGCGGCCAAGGAACCGGAGCCGGCTCCCGCGGCTGGGGACGGGCTCCCGAGCGCCAACGGGGAAAACGGTGACCAAGAGGAAGGGAAGGAACCAGCGGCGGCCGAGGGCTCTCAAAACGGCAATGGCAACGGCAACGGCAAAGCAAAAACGGGGACCCGGTTCTAATGCCAAGAAAACTCAAGGGACTCTATTTCGTAGTGAGCACGCGAGAAGAGGACCCCAGCCGGGAGGGAGCCCATGTGTGGCTCCCGCGGTTCCGGGTGAAAAGACCTATGAGAATGCGGAAATTCGTGAGGCAACTTGAGCGGCAAGGCTATGACCGCCATGCAAGTATCTTGATGTCTCGTGAGAATTACGTATAGTGTACATAGTATCAATTTTCGGTAGTGAACATATACTGAACATCCCTGTAAACCGGAAAATTGTACACTACATGTACACTAGGGGGTCAACATGGATGCGGCAATCATGAAACGGCTGGAGGGAATGGTTTTCAATTTCGAGCGCAGGATTCACCCCGGCCGGGTTGAACTCCGGACCGTCGAGGGGCCAGGAGGGGGACCGCTCCCGCAAATCGAGGGGACGGCCGCGGTTTTCGATGAGTGGACGACGCTTTACGAGGGGCCGGACCCTTGGACCGGGGGCCGGTTCGTTCTCCGGGAGAAGATTGCACGGGGAGCCTTTGACACGGCCCTAAGCGAGTCTCAGGACGTGCGCGCCCTCGTGAACCATGATCCGAGCCTCCTCCTCGGGAGGAGCAAGGCGGCAACCCTACGGCTTTGGACGGATACCTCGGGCCTACGTTACCAGGTTGACACGGCCAACAACCAAGCCGGGAGGGACGCGGTTGTGAGTATCGGCCGCGGGGACATGACCGGCTCAAGCTTCGGGTTTTCGCTTCGCGACGGGGGAGACAAGCGCACGACCACGGAAACCGGGGACCTTTACCAGGTTGATCGAGAGGTACTCTCGGTCAATCTCTTTGACGTATCACCAGTAACTTATCCCGCTTATACCTCGACCTCGACCGGAATCCGGTCTCATGGCGACGTCGCTAAGCTAGTCGAGGAGATCGAGCGGCAACGAGCATTGACCCTTGGGTTGCGACGGAGCGCGCGACAATTTCGGAGGCTGCGCCTAGTGGGCGCTCTTCTTAGGGAGGTTTCGCAATGCCGAAACCGCTAGAACTCCGGCAAAGGGCCGGAGAGCTTTACCGGGAGGCGCAGGCTTTGTACGCGGCCTCCAAGGATTCCCCCGAGGGGATGAGTGATGAGGCGGCCAGGAGATATGATTCTCTCCTGGACCAAGTTGAGACCCTCACGACCCAAGTCGG